GGAGCTGCGGCAGCTGGAGCAGCACTAACTGCTGGGGCTGGGGTATCGTCAATGTGTTCATCGACTGGTGCAGAGGCTGCTCTGGCAGCTGGCTTGTTAGGATCTCCAGTGGCTTGACTCATACCTGCTGGTTTGAAATACTGACCCCAACGTTCCATATCATAAGCTTCACCATCTACAGAAGCTTCGAACATTTCTTTCATGACCTTGAGTTCTACATCAGTGGGTTTCTTTGGCAAGAATCCGCTGAGATCAAACAGACCATGTGATTCTATTGCTGCAGATTCTACATCTGTTAGCGAACGCTCACGACGGCTCCACTTTGAAGTAGAGTAGTCAGCAAAGCCACCTTTCGATGTCTTAGCAATACGGAAGTCAAGACCTTTCAAGAAGTCTGTTGGCAACTCATCCAATTCTGGATCCATCAATGCGCTACGGATAATAGCGTAGATCTGAGGTCCGATGATAAATCTACGGATAGGGTTGTCTGGGAGTTTGTCTTCCTTGAGTGGATCTTCAACAACAAAGCCTTGGAAAATGTAACTACGCTTTTTCCAATACTTACGACCCATTTCTTCTAGACTCTTGTCTTTGAACCAACCACGCACTTCTGAAAGGATTGGACATGCTGTGCCGTCGTTGTACATTTCCACGCAAGGAACTTGCACTTGAACTGACCTACTGTCTGTTTCGCCTTTGATTCCTGCGAACGGCAGTTTGATCATTGCACGTTCTACCCAGAAGAATGTGTTGTTGGGATTGCCATCAGGTAAGAAACGTACGACAGCTTCTTTGCCTTCTTGCATGTTCCAATGTGGGTAAATTGCGTTGTCTCCACCGCCGGTGGATTGTCCTGTGGACTTTGATTGTGCTTCTTGAAGTTTAGCACGGATTTCTGATAATGTTGCCATTTTAAATGCCTCCTATGTTATGCCTAAAATGTTTATATGCCTTATGCACACGTTTTATTATGCGCTTTTTATTTATCAAGGTCAACGATTATCTGCTAGTTTTTCGATTTTATTTTGCCAAAAGAAAAAGCGGGTCAAGCCCACTTTTCCTTATACTTCGCCATTGCCCGTTGCCTAGCTAGCCATAATCTAAACTTTACATAGTCCGATAGTTCATCTTCATCAACTACCTTACCAAAGGTTCGAGCCTTTAGATTGCGGCCAAATGTGACTTCATCATCAACGATGAAGTCACTATCATCTAATCCAAAATTACTTCGCTGGAGTAGCGGCTTTTGCGTCTGCTTTAGCTGGCTCTTTCTTAGCAGGTTCACTTTTTGCAGGCTTTTTCTCTTCCTTCTTGGCTTCTACTTTAGCTGGTGCTGCTGGAGTAGCAGGAGCCTTAGCTGGTTCTGCAGCGAATACAGTTGCAGCGAACAATGATGCTACTACGATTGCGATTGATTTCATTTTAAAGTTTCCTTTAGGTTGTTTTACGTAAAGAATATTCCCTACGTATATATATAACGCTCTAGTAGGACTAAACGTTTACATAAAAGTTTGATTTCATTTAGCCAAAAGAAAGGGCACCTAAGTGCCCGATCTAACTGCGACGAAACTTTTAATAGCCTGCCAATTCTCTAATACGTGATAGTTCTGCAATCTGTGGATCTTGTTGTTGTGGTGCCATTCTTTCTACAAATTTGCGAGCAACTTGTTCAGCCTGTTCACCAAACTTTTTGCCTACCATAATAGCAACGCCTTCTGGGCCTTTGGGGAATGTGCCTGTATCACGATCATAAAATGATGTAATAAACTCTGCTAATTCTTCAGTGTTCAATCTTTCTTTTCTCTTTTCAAAATCACGTTTTGGCTTGTCATCCTTGTATTCTATATCTTTCATAGTCAGTGGTGATTGTCCTGACTTCTTACGATCCACTGCTGGTCGTTCGTAGTCTCTTGGATTGTCTGGATCCACAGCTTCCTGCGGTACTGGCTCTTCTGCAGGTACAGCCGCTGCTGGATCAACTGGTGCTGGTTCCGCTTCCGGAGCAGTTTGGTCACCTCCTTGGGCTGCTTCCGGGTCATCCACCATGTCGCCAAAATCCAACTGTTCTAGTGCTTCGGGTGCATTAAATTCCAACCAATCTTTGATCAATGGTCTCACACATGCATCTGGATCTTGTGCTGCCTGTTCTTTGATTCGCTTGTATAGTTCCGGATCTTCAATCAATCCTTTGAGGCTTTCGATAGCATTGGTGCCATCAACTCCCGCTGGGAAGTGTTGTCCTACTAGTTCTTGTAGACCTTGTAATGCTGCCTGTTGTTCTTCGGGGTCTTCACTGGTCACTGCACTGTCTTCGCCTAGGCCCATGACCCAGTTTTCAAATTGAGCAAATGGGTCATTGTCTTCTGTTTCAACCGTTAGGTCTTCGTTGTTGATTTCTTCTTGTGTCATAGCGACTATGTCGTCATAGCCTATAGTGTTTCCTTCTTTCATCAGTCTGTACAAGACCGGAAACACAGTTGCAATATCTTCTTTGAATGATCTGACCGTGAATTTTTGTTTGAAATCTTCTACTACATCTTGTGGAATTTCTTCGCTGTCGTAGGCTTGGAATGATTCTTTGTATGCCTCGTAATGGCTTTGTTTGCTCAATGCCTTGATCTGTTCTCTGAGATGATTTAGATACTCTGTGCTTCTTTCGACCACAGAGTTAGTATCTGAGTTCATTAGGTCGTTGCGTACTACGTAGTTGCCGAAACTCTTGAGTTGTGCAATCTCTTCGCTCATCTGTGTAATACTCTTGCCTAGATCGTCGTAAGGTAAGCCGCCGTTGGCCACGTGACGCTGCATGGCTCTAGCACCAGCTAAGTGAATGAAAGGATACTTAAATCTTTCACCGTCTTGATTCTCTACAAACAGGGCATTAATATTTCTAGTTCTAGCACCTGGTTGTGTGTCGTCCATCACTGCATGGCTGTGTTTAATAATTAGACGTGTGTCCATTAATTTTTGGTAGCTCATTGTTTTGCTACCGTACATTGTGCTTTCACTCATTAGGCTTTCTCCGACTGATTTCTGTATCATATTTGTCTGTGGTTTAGGTTGTGCATTTTGACTTAGGAACTCGTAATCTCTTTTGTCTAAGTTATCTTTGGCGATATCACGTGTGTCAAAACTTAATAATCTTCGTTTGGCAAATTGACGCAGTTCTTTCAAGAAGCCGTACCAGTTTGTTTTCTGCCCGTCATCCATGCCTTCGGTAATTCCATTAGAAAAATACACTTTCATGCTGTTGGGTTCTGCAAGACTGATACTGACATGTCCTATGGGATTTTGACCTTCTGTGTAGTCAAAATCAAAAAATCTAGCTTGCTCTGGGTTGATGGTGATCTCTCCAGAACCCGCACCTAGTTTTAGGCCGGAGAAGCGGCTACGTACTTTGTAGAATAAATCTGTGGCGATGTTGTTTGTTGCGTCCATAAGTATATTTATCAAAGACCCATGCTTACAAAGATCGGCATAGGCATAGATTCATCAGTGATTTTTTCCGTCATTTTGTCGTAGATCTGTGGATCCCAGTCTGCTAACACATCTGCCATGCGCATGATCAGCAGTGTTGAACTGACTAGATCGTCGTGTTCTCCGCTCTTGGCTTTAAACCCTAGTCCCGAAGCAATGTATGTTTTCAGCTCGGATATCAGCGGCTTGCTGTGGATGGTCATTTTATGATTTTCAATCATGTTCTTTAGCTGGCTGCAAGCAGATATTTTACTTCTATGTGTGGTGTTGAATCCTTTACGGAACTTGCGAATGTGTCCTTTGCGGATGGGCTCTGAAAGGAACAATCCATGAAAGTTTTCTTCACCTATGTCGTTGATCACTATTAGGGCAGATTCACCTATGGTATTGTTTTCAACACTGTAATACATAATAGGTGCACCGCCCTGTTCTTCACCTCTTTCATAGATGTATTTTAGTATTTCTCTCAACACTCTGACCTGTTGCTGCACAGGAGTGGTATTGTGATGCCATTCTGCTACCTGCACCATTTCAGGCATTTCATAGACCTGTATGGCCCCGTAGTCTCCACCTGTGCCCAAGCTAGGGTCTAGAGCTATTAGATATGTGGCTCTGGGATTTATTTCTTTGTACCAACGAGTCTGCCCCATGTTCATCATAGGGTCCGATCCTGTAAGTTCAACTAACTTCACAGAGTTGATTAGAGTTTCGTCATAGATCAAGAACTCGCATTCAAACTCTCTACGGAATCGTTCTTCGCCAATCTTAGCACGTTCTAATCTAGCCCACTCGTCGTCACGGTCTGGGTGTTCTTGCCACGGTGCAAAGAAGGGGAAGAAACCGTTGACACCTAATTTAGTTTCATTGCCAAAGTCGTCAAATCGCTTGTTGGCTTCTAACCAAATCAT